CACGTAGAAGGGGCAGCCGGGTTCGCACTCCGCATGCAGCTGGATGGCTCCCGCATACTGGGCGGCCTGCCGCTCGTAGCCGAAGTCGCCGGTCTCCAGCATCCATTCCACAGGGGCTTCGTCTGTTGCAGTCCCGTCTGCGTATTCGCTGCCGTCCCCGGTCAGCTGCCACAGCCCGCCTGCTGCATCCAGCATGTACAGCGTTTCGCCGATGGTGGCGAAATACCGTACCGCAGGGCTGTCCTCCCGTACCCAGAGCATCTGCTTGGTATCGTATACATACAGCTCCTGCTCGCCGGTCTCGTTTTCCAGCGAGAGATAGTAGCTGCTGCCCACACCGCCGCCGATGGCATTGCGGAATTTGCGCTTGCCAAGGGCATGGGAGATGCCTCCCGGCAGGGAGGAATTGAAGGCGCACACCTCATCGGCTGCGTGGTAGTACAGGGTCTCGTTCACCCGTACAAGGCTGCGTTCGCTGCCCTCTGCCACGCCCCGGCAGTTGGTGGTGTCCAGCTGAAAGTTGCTGGGTTTGGAGCCAAGGATCTGGTGCAGACAATCCTGCTTGAAGAACAGGATAAAGCCCATATGGGCTGCTGCGCCGGTAAACCTGCCCGTGCTGCCCACGGTTACCGCATAACTGTCGCTGGCCGCGCCAAGGTACTGGTTCCAGTTCTTCGGGTCGCCCAGCGCGCTGGCGTAGATCTCATGGTTCTCGCTGGAGCAGCCCCAGAGCCGGTTGTCGTTCTCGATCACGAAGTCCATGTCGGGTACGCGCCGCTCAAGGGTCACGTTTGCGGTCTCGGTCTGCCGGATCAGGGCAACCACGATCACGCTGTCCGGCGCCGCATCCACCAGATAGTGGCTGCCGTTCAGCTGCTGCTGGCCAAAGCCGGTCACAGTCAGCCCGTCATGCTTGGCAAAGGCCGTGCCGATACCGGTTGCGCGGAGGCGGGTGTATACGGTGGGAATGGTCATCCACAGCCCGCTGGCCTCGCTGTACTGTTTCAGCACATCGCTGTCGCCGCCGGTGTCGATCCACAGCGCACCGGCTTCGGGACTGACGGGTTCGCTTGCCCCCACGCTGTACTCGCCGTATACCGTACCGTCCAGTCGGCACAGCTCGGCGGTCACGCTGCCGGTAAAGCGGGCATCCAGCTGCCCGAATTCATCGGTGTGGGTGTTGTAGTACGCCTTGTCGGGGAAGATGAGCACATACGCGCCCATGCGCACGAACTGCTTTTCGCAGTCGGTCACGGTTCCTTTCTGCACGCCGTTATAGTAGAATGCTGTGCCGTCTGCCCAGCACAGCTTCTCATGGGCAAACAGCCCGTTGGGGTCGGTCAGGGTGCGCAGCTTCCTGCGCCGCTGCCGGGTGGATACCACAGGCAGCAGCGCGGAAGACATATTGCGCATATCAGAGAATTCATTGTCCCGGATGCGCAGATTCCGGTTCAGACCGGCAAAGGCGGTCACGCCCTCCTGCCGGTTGGGAATCTGCTTCAGCTGGAGAAGTTGTACGCTCATGCCAGATACCCCCTGATGCCGGTAATGTACACCGGATTTTTGGGATGTTCCCTCGTCCACGCATCCACAAAGGCTTCGTACTGGCTCTGGAACATCAGCATGGAGTTGTTGTACCGCTCGATGTCCGCATTGGCGTAGTCGATCTGGGCCATCAGCCACTTCAGGTACACATCCTCATGGGGAAAGGGGATCAGCAGCTGGGTCAGTCTGTCCTGCGGTCTGTAGGGCAGCACGCCCTCGGCGGGTTCGTCCCCGCTGCCCCGCAGCAGATCCTGCGCCACCCTGCCGTCCAGATCGCTCAGCCAGCGCACGATGGTCTCGTCAGGGTACTGGTGCGGCTTCAGTCGGCTGATCTCGATGATCGCATCGGAAATGGTCATGCGCCCTCATTCCTTTCTTAGAGTTTGTAGGCTTCCACCTTCCCGAAGAAATCGCCGCTCAGGTCAGTCATCCGCATCAGGATGCTTTCGTCCGCCTGCTGGCTTTCGATCAGGTGGAGATATACGTAGTACGGAACCGACACATCTGCGCCCCTGCGGATGGTGAAGGTTTCATCGCCGAAGCGCACGAACACAGGTTCCTTGTTGCTCCCCTGCAAGGGCAGACGAATGCTCACGCGCTTCTTCAGCTTGTCCACATCCTCGCTGTAGCCGCTGGCGGGTGCGGTTTCTTCTTTCTTTTCGGCAGCCTTCTTTTCGACAGCCTTATGCAGCTGCGCGATCTCGGCTTCCTTGGCAGCCAGCAGGGCTTCCAGCTCCTCTACGCTGCGGGTGGGGGTTGTGGTTTCGGTCTTAGCCATTGGTCATTTCTCCTTTCAATTCAAAAAGGGAGAGGCAGAAGCCTCCCCCTGCCTTGGTTGGTCGGTTGGGATCAGTTGCTTTCGGCGGTCAGGCCCATGCTCTCAGTGGAATGCTCCACACGAACCATGTATTCCTCCACCAGACGAACGGCGGCCTTGGTCATCTTCCAGCCCTGGGTGGAGAACTGGTTCAGAGGATCGCTGGTGCCGCCGCTGCCGCGCTGCTTGAAGATGTGCTCCAGACCCAGACCCTGAATGCTGGTGGTGGCATAGGCACGCTTGGCCAGCAGCATGGTGCAGTAGATGGCGGAGCCGTCCGCACCCGCGCCGTAGCCGCAGACCATTGCGCCCTTAGCCACATCCTTCACGGCTGCGGAGACGGTCAGGGCAGCCGTGCCGGGCGCACCTGCGGTCACCTGGCTCACGGTGGCTTCCTTGCCGCCAACGTACACCTTCAGCGTTGCGCCGCCGGTGATCTGCGCGTTGGCCGCAGCGGCCTGTGCAGCAGAAATGGTGGTGTCCAGCTTGATCGTGGTGCTGCCGGTGGTGTCCAGCGCGGTGTGCAGGGGAACACGGGCGATGCCCTCCACAATCTCGCCGGGGCCGATGATCTTGGCTTCGGTGCTCTTCACATAGCGCACATTGTGCAGGCGACCGATCTCACCGGCCTTGATCTCCTCCACGCTGGCGTACTTGTGGGCTTCGATCCATTCGGGATCGCCGGTCACATCGCAGGCGGTGTCGGGGTGGATGATGGCCACATAGCCGCCCTCGAAGGGTTTGGCGTTGACGCGCTCCAGATAGTTCACAGCCTTGCGCATCACAGCGGGGGTCAGACGGTTCTTGGCGGTAATGCCCGCACGGGTCAGGGTCTCGGTGGTGCTGCCGTCATTATTGATGGCAGGCGCGATCATCTTGGAAGTACCGGCGCAGACGATGTCGCGGGTAATGGTATCGCTGGTGCGGCCCGCCTGGGAACCAAGCACTTCGCCGGTCTGCACGGCAATGTTGTCGATGGCTGCGGTGTCGATCACATCGGTGTAGCGGATGAAGTCACCAAACTGATGCACATCCACGGTAACCGTGCTCACGTTCAGCTTGTTGCCGTCAGGCACAACGCCTTCGGTCAGGGGAGTAAGGGCCTTCTTCAGCGGGCTGAAGCGGCGGAACTCCATCGTCTTGCCCGCATGGGCGGGGATGGGGTACTGCTCGGCGAAGCGATCGTACACCAGCTCGGGCTCGGCGGTCTGGATCAGGTGCTTGTTGTAGAAGGTCTTCATTTCGGGGGACATATCGTTCCCCGGCTGGTTCAACTGGCTGGTCTGGGTGTCGGGATAACTGGTATCAAACATCGTCAGATCCAGCTCAAAATACTTGCTCATTTCGGGAATTCTCCTTTCTGTTTACAGATTACAGATAGATCTTTTCCCCGTTCCGTGCTCTGCGCAGGGCCTCCTCCATCTGGGCGGGAGTCCATGTGCTCGGATCAGCATTGCGCACCTGCGTAGCTTTGGTCTGGCTGCCCGCAGCAGCCTCGGAGGGGCGCATGCCACGGGCGCGGATATTGTCGGTCACCCGCTGCTGGGTGGTCTGCACAGCGTGCTGGATCGCACCACCCAGAAGTTCGTCCTTGTGGATGATCTCGTACACATCCCGCATGGATACATTCGGGGCCTGAAGCAGCGAAACAAAGCGGTCGCGGGTGGGGCTGTTGTCAGCAAGCTCGGCAGCCAGATCGAAGCTGGGATAGATCTGCTGGAGCTGTGCAGCCTCTTCCTGCCAACCGGTGATGATTTCACCGGTGCGCTGCTGCGCTTCCATGGTCGCCTTGAAAGCCCTGAGTGCTGTCAATTCGGCATTGGCTGCGTGCTCCTGCCGCAGTTGCTCAACCGTCATTCCGCGCCGGTCGGCTTCATCCTCCAGCCAGCCGGTATCCGCATCCAGTTTGCCTTGCAGCTGCTGGGCGAAATCCGCTGCGGTCATGTCCAGTCCATAGCGGGTACTCAGGCTCTCCAATACCGGCTGAAGGGCATTCATGCGGGCTTCGGTGGCTTTTGCGGCCTTGAAGCGGGCATCGATCATCTTCTGGGTGCGCTGTGCGTACTCTTCCCGGTATTCGCCTTTGATCAGCTCGTCAAAGGCTTTTGCACGGTCAGGGGTAGTGGGGGATTGCTGCTTGGGTGCATCCTCCTGCACGCTCTGTCGCTGATCAGGCGCAGGCTTGCCGAGGATTACCTCCGCAGCGGGGGTAGCCTCTGCCGCCGCTCCGGTTGCGCCGCCTTCTGCGCCGCCGTCATCGAACATGCAAAGGTCAAGGGTCAGCTTTTCCATTTGGTTGCTCCTTTCATCGTCTTTCCGAAGTGTCATGCATCGTCTTTCCGAAGTGTCATGCCTTTATTCTACAGGCAGATATGGCAGGATTTCGCCCTTCACGGCAACGTTTTGCGGGTATTTTTCTGCAACCGCCACCAGCCCGGTGTGCGCCATGCGGAACATCGTTACCGTTTCGGCGGTGGGGGTGGCCGCAACAAACAGCTTGCCCTTGGCTGCCCGCACATCCAGCGTGATCTCCTCCACGCCCTCCAGCGCAAATACCAGCGTTTGCCCAAGCGCAGATGCCGCGGCGCAAACGATGTCGTTGCCTGGGTTGTGCTGTGCATGGCCCTCCATGCACATGCTCAGCTGCTTTCCGGAATCCGAAAAACACACGTTGATCATTGCTTCGCCCCCTCCTGCTGCATCGGTGCTGTCGGTGCTGCCATGCCCATCTGCGCCATGATCTGCTGCACCTGCACGGCACGCTGGCCACCTGTCTCCGCATCGCTCTGCATGGCCAGAGCCATCGCCAGTTGCCCAAGCTGCTGCGCCTGCTGGAAAAGGCTGCCGTTTTGAGCCACCGTCTGGATCACCTTGTCGCGCCCTTCAAAGCTCATCATCTCCAGCATGGGCATCACCTGCGCAGCCATCTGCGGATTAAATGCGCCCATCTGGAACAGGGCCTGTGCCCGTTCATTCTGCATCGCGCTGCTGAAAGGATCGCTCTTTTCCGCCCTTACCTTGATGTCATAAACCGGCAGATGCTGGGCATCCATGAATCCATCGCCGGTCTGCCGCATGCCGATCTGCGCCGCATCAATGCTGTGGAATTCCAACCCGCCGCCCTTGCCGGTAATGCGGAATGTACGAGGCTCGGTGTAGAACTGCCGCATCAGGTCAATGCACAGATAGCCCACCTTCGCAAACGCCCGGTATGCAGAGGCAATCATGTCCCGGCTCAGCTTGCTGCCCGCTTCCTTCAGGGCCTGAATGGCAGAGAATGCGGTAACGCCGCCCGTGGTCGCGCCTTGGGAAAAGTCCCGGTTGCCGCTAACCTCTTTCATCTCATCAATCTTTGCGCCGCGCATCTGGAATGCATACCCGTTCATCGCAGGCACGGGAATCTGCACAATGCTGTCATTGGGGTTGCCGCTGCCGTTGAAGTCCACAAAATCTTGGGTCATATCAGCATACTGCTCCACATTTACCTTGCCGTCCCCCTTCCTCCAGAATCGGGGCCGCGCACCCATTACGGTATTCTTCAACAGCGCGGAATCCAGCGCATCGATGTACAGCTGGTCTGCCTTGCAGATATCAATATAACCAAACCCGGCAGGGCTTTCCGGCATGGGGAAGAGCACATCCAGCACGAACGGATATTTGCCATGCTCATAAAATCCGTTTGCATATGCGCCCTGGTTGTCGCTGCGGAAAAGCACCTTGCCCATAGCGATCTTCGCATAGTGCAGAACTTCGCGCCCCTGCTGCTGCTCCTTCCAGTACCAGTCGATCAAAAGCGATTTGCTGCTGTCATCCACGCTTTCATCGTGCACATACCGGGCCAGCGTAATCGCGCCCGCGCCATAGGCTTTGGTTTCCTGTTCGTCCCGCAGTTGGGCAGGGTACTGCCGCCGCAGATCATCATTGTCAACCAGCGTTACGAAAAATACGTTCTTGCTCTTCTGAATGTCGGTGATCCCCGGCTCCCAGAACAGGTTCAGCAGATCAAGGCTGCGGATGCTGATATCCCCCAAGCCATTCAGCTTTGCGTTGTCCCAGAAAACGCCTGTCAGCCCTGTGCCGGTACGCAGCTTGTACCACCACATGTCGCTGTAGGTCTGCTCAAAGTCGTTCTGCTCCAGCACCACGGGCAAAGCCTCGCTCAGCAGATCCGCGCCCGCCTGATCTCCCGCCTCTCTGGGCAGCACGCTCAGGGTGGGCATGTTGTCCATCGCATCGGCATGCTTGTTGGCCAACGAATTGAACAGCCAGCCGCTGCACGGGTCGGGGTCGCCGGGGTTGCGGGGCGTTTTTTCACCATGCCGCTGCCTGTACCAGCGTTCGTTCTCAATGATCCGCGCCTCCAGCTGGGTTTTGCCTGCCTTATACTTTTGCAGCAGTTCTTCGCATCGGCGCACCATGTCCTCTTCCGTCAGCAGCGCATCAACGCCAAGACCGGCCTCCGGGCGCACAGGCTCCTCCTGCGCCGCTTCCGGGACCGAAGCAGCGGGCTGCATGGCGGTCAGGGGCAGCTGGCCAATCGGCACATCCGGCAAAGGCGCGGGCCGCATCTCCAGCGGGGTTCTCGTTCTTCTTTCCATATGGGCTTCCTCCTATCGCATAATGATCAAATTTGGGTTGTACGGCTTCATGGCACGCCAATCAATGCCAAGTGGATCGTAGGGAACAGGCTTCTTCTCCTGCGCCTTGGGCGGGGCTATGGGATCCAGCATGCACATGTAGCGCACCTCATCCGCCACATGATCCTCCTGTGTGGTATCCACATCCTCCACATGGGTCTCGCTGTACACAAGCGCGGGCATAGTGCGCAAAAAGGCTTTGCAGGTGTCGAAGACATACATCATAGGAATGCCGTTTTCGTCAAAATGCAGCCGGTTGTGCACCTGCATCCAGCCGGGGATGCGCTTGTTGTCGCCGGGGGCAAAATAAACCCCGTGCTTGCTGGCGATCTCCGCAATGCTCACGCCGCCGTCCGCTGCAAAGATCGCCGGATCGGCCACACCCTCGATGGGGCAGCCAGCCAGATACGGATGCTCCCTTTCGATCTCAGCGATCTTGCGAAACTGCTCATCGGTGTTCCACTTCACGCCTTCGTTGGGGGTATTGGTGCAGCCGTAAAGCTCCGCAATGCGATACAGCCGCCCGTCGTGATCCTGTGCCCACCACCCGCAACTGAAGGGCTTGGCGTAGCCCCAGTCGTAAGACCGATACCGCTTCCAGCTCTTTGGCGGATCGAAGGCGGGCAGCACATGGGTAAACGCCCCGTCCTTGGTGGGCTGGAGCCGCAGCTCTTCAAAAAACATGCCCTCGAAAATATCCCACTCGCCAAAAAGCCACGCTTTCCGCAGCTTTTCCGGCAGGGCTTCCAGCTGCCGCTTGTAGTCCGGGTCGGCCCGCATCAGGGCCTTGTTATCCGTCACCAGCGATTGGATGAAAACGTAATTGTCGGGATCCTCCCCTGGCTTGTACGCCCTGTCGATAAACAGCCGCTTTACCCAGGCATGACCGATGCCTCCGGGGTTGCAGGTCAGGTACATGCGCACGGGGTACGCTTTGGTGGTGCGCAGGCAGGCCGTCAGCTTGGTAAAGATAACCTCCTCATGCTGTGTGGCCTCATCAATAAAGATGATCTCGTACTCGATGCCCTGGTTGTGATCCAGATCGCTTTCACTGGCGCAGTACATAAACTGGATGTAGCTGCCGTTGGTGAAATACATGGTCTTTTCGGATTTGTTGTACCGCGCCACCGTTTGCGGGACCATTGCGCACAGCGGGCGCACATGGTTGTTGATCAGCTCAGGATACGTTCGGCGCACGATCATGATGCGGATGCCGGGGTAGCGCAGCGCCAGCTTCAACGCCTTAACACGGATCGCCCAGCTCTTGCCGCCCCCGCGAGCACCGCCAAAACAGATGTACTTGGCCTTGGCGGCCAGAAATAGCTTCTGCTTTTTGTTGGGCGCGGGCAGCTTGATCACTGTGGCCATTAGTCTTCGTCCTCCTCGTCCACATCAAAGGTAACAACAACCTCATTATCGCCGCTGGGAAGATCCGGCTGTTTGTCGCGCCAGCGATCCGGGCGGCGATTTTTCAGCCAGAAAATCTGCGCGGTGGTATCGGGAGGCACATGCTTGACAACCTGCTTAACGACCACCAGCTCAGGCTCGCCCTCGTCGTTTTTCCGAATCCCATAGGTTTTTTCTTTTACATCGTAGCCAACAGCGCGACGATACAGCGCACTCTCCACGCGCTCATCCGCGACCAGATTTCCCTTTTTTATGGCAGCCGATATGGGCGGGAATCTCTTGATCCAGTCCTTAAGCGTACTAAGCGAAATGCCCATGTTATGCGCAAGATCCTCCTGCCGCAGCCCAGATCGCGCCCACATCTCTATCTGATCAAGGGCCTCTTCTGTAAGCCAATCGTCATATTTTGCCGTGATCATGCCCTCCCTTCTGCGTCTGTCTCCTTTTATGGTACAAAAAAAAGAGGGCATTTTCGCCCTCTTGGCTGATTTCGTCCTCTATTCGCCGTCTCAGCGACCTGTATCGTCCATGCATGCCTGTATGGCGGGCGGGGTTTCCCCGTCCAGCAGGATGGTTCCGTGCTGATCCCGCGCAATCGTCTCGCGGATCGCCCTCAATACGAATGCGTTCACGCTCTCGCCCAGGCTGGCTGCATGCGTCTGTATCTCTTGCTTCAGTCCGCCGTCCTTCGGAATCCAGATTGATACGCGATCAAGCTTTTCATGATGGCGTGCTGTGGCTACCTTGCATTTTTCATAATAGCTTTTCATGGCATTGCCTCCCCTCGAACATAGTGTACCATATTTCAGTATATGTCACCATGTACAATTTGGTATAAAACTTTCCCGAAATTGGTCTATACAGTATATGTCGCCATATGCTATCATAATGCCAGGCGGTGAGGAACAGGCCGCCGAAGAAAGGAAGTAAGAACAATGAAGGCTATGAACACCATGATGTATGTGAGCAACCTGATCGAGAATCTGACCGAGTACCGCGCCAAGATTGAGTGCGCCGAGAGCTATGAAGAAGCCAAGCGGTACGGCAGCCGGATGCTCGGTTTCATCGACGGCGCGCACACCGTCACGAACACCATGATCTGCATGGAGAACAATGACTTCACCGCAGAGATGGACGATGTTCTCGCCAGCTGGGAAGCCCGCATTTACGAAGCCCTTGGCAAGAAGGCCATCGAATTCAAGCAGGATAGCGAACTGATCATAAAGGCGTTCTCCCTCAGAGATGAAATCCTCGCAACCATCGGCTGAACCTCAACCCCCGGAGGACACGAGGGCAGCAGGAATCCCCGCCACGGGCGGCGAATAACTCAGTAAAGACATCGAAGGAGGACAACACCATGATGTTCGACATGGATGAAAGAATCTACTGGACTACCGAATACTGGGGCAACGATATCCACCCCTTTACTACCGAATGCGGGGGCCGCGATTACCCCCCCGTTAACGCCGATGAGATCATCAACACAGCAAACGGCCTGATCAGCGAGTACATCGCAGATTGTCATCTCGATCTGGATGACAGATGCGATTTCGACGATGCCTTCAATTACAGCCTCAGCCTGTGGAATGACTTCTGTTACACCGGCTCCATCAACGGCATCACCGCTATTTATGAGGAGGAATAACACCATGAAGACCAAGTTCAACGTTATCCGTTATGATTACAGCACCGCCCTCACCCTTGACAACATCGCAAAGGCCACCGGCCAGGCCATGCACGAGATGAACGGTTTCCACGAGCCCGTGACCGAAACAGTCGCCACCTTCCCCACCATTGCCGAAGCCGAATCTTTTGCGCAGGAACAGGCTGCCGCTGCCCCGTTGAATTTTTCCGGCAACACCGCCGAATGGAAAGTTTTCTCCGTCGAAGAAGTGGATCAGGACGGCGAATTTGTAGCCGATCACGGGGGGTACGGCATCAGCATCGACGATATCCGGCGCAGCCTTAACGAACGCGATATCCTCCAGCAAAACGCTATTGACTTTGCCGAGTCCTGCACCAGTGAGGAAGATCCCGACGGGCTTACCGTTATCGGCGATCCTTTCTTCCACAACCACCGCTGGATGATGGAAGTGGAGGGCATCAACGGCCGTCGCTACATCGGGCTGAATGCCTCCGGTAATGTCGAATTTGCGGAGTATTAACCGCCACGATCCCGTTCAAGAGTATCAAATCTAAAGACAATCAAGAAAGAGCATCAACGCCCAGCGCATTGCAGCATGCAGAGAACGAAAAAAGACACAGAAGTGAGGAAAAAACAATGGAAAACATCACGGTTATGCTCAACGGTTGCGAACATCCTTTTGATGCAGTGGTCAACATGATGGACGATGAAATCCGGGAAGCTCTCCACAGCGAGAGCATCGAGGATCCCCAAGCGTTTGTGGATGCATACATCGCCCGCTATGCCGAAAAGTACAACGGCGAACAATTTGTAATCTGATAACCAAAAGGCGCAGGGCCACAGCCCCGCGCCTTTCTCAATATTTCCTGTTCAATGCCTGCGCCAGCAGGCACTTTTTGTATTCCGATTCGCTGTTGCAGTGCGCCTCCGCCCATTTGCGAAGATCCTCCTCCCGGTCAAAGACGATCTTGATCTCCGCTCTCGGCATGATCCCCTCGCAGACGATTGCGCTTCTCTTATCGAATCGGTAGAAGAAGGGGCATTTAACCCAGCAAGCACGATGATCATTCGCCACCGGTGTACCACTTCCTCAGCATTCCACGGTCAACCGTAATCAGCCGCTTGGGGTTCCCCTCCGGCTGCACCTTAACCAGCCCGAACGGCAGCTTTTCCACGATGATCCACGGCCCCTTGCGGCCTGCCACCTTTACCCGTCTGCCCTCAATGACCAGCCTGATCCTGCTCATCCGCATCTCCTCCTTCCATTGGCTCGTACACGGGCGGAGCCATGATGCACTCCACGCTGCTCGCATCCACATTGTACAAGTGCCTGCACCAGCCGAAGTGCTGACAGTTTCCGCAGTTCTGTCCGGGCGACAGCATCCTGCACTGATTCCGGCAGCACTTTCTGTATTGGCAGTCCTTGCATGCCATCAGGTTCCACCGCCTTTCCCGGCTCTCCGATAAACGATCCCCTTTCCGTACATGCGCCCCTTGCGATCCAGCGCGGGGCCGGTGCGCAGCATGTCCAGCATACAGCCGCGCTCCTCCGGCTGCCCCTTGTACGGGATCTCCATCAGCTCCAGAAGGCGGAGGCCGTACCTACATGGCATCTCGCAAATCTGGCAGCTAAGTGCAGTTGCCCGGTGGCCCTTCTCATCCAGGCACAAATGCTTTCTCAGCTCGTCCGGATCGCTGATTTCCTCCGCCGCTGGCTGCGAACGGAAAGCTCCACTCTGCTCAGACACGGAAAGGATCCTCCACATCCTCGATAGATACGATCTCGTGCTTGAAACGGCCCATGCCGCTGTTGCGCCACTGCCCAAGTCCGCGCATGTGTCCGTACAGCAGCCACTCCTTGACTACATCCACATACCCGTCTGCCAGGCAGAGCACATCAAACTCCAGCTGCGCACCTTCGGGGATCTGCTCACTGTTGGCAAGGGCAACACGTTCGCCCATCGGGGTGGATGCCCGCAGAGGCCGCTGGCAGGTGGTCATCTCGCCGGTAAAATCAATCGGGATGAAGCGAGGCTCCACAAAGATCAAGCTGTCGATCTCTTTCTTGTACGCCTTGATCTTGCTGCTCTTCGTGTTGGGCAGCTTGCGCATCGCTCCGCATGTGTCTTTAAAAAAGCCCTTGATCTGGTAGTCCATCAGCACAGGCTTCTTGTCGTGCCGGTGGAAAACGGTCATGCTCTGCTCGACAACCTCCGCCGCACCAACGGCAGCAACCTCTTCCTCAAGGCTCATGGCATCAGGAGCCTTGCTGGCAATGTACGCCTCGTGCAGCTCGGGGTTGTTGGGCTGGCTGCCCAGCATGGGAGCCAATGTGGTCACCTTAACATGGATTTTCTTCATTTTGCTTTTCTCCTTTCAGATTTTGGCTTTTTCTTTGCTATGCTTTGCCTGGCTATTCCGTAGCATGACTGCGATCCGCTTTGCCACCGCTCCTCAGTTCTTTGCTGTGCCTTTTCGCATCCTCGCCTTGCTCTGCCCAACTTTTCCGGAGCCACTCCTATCTATGCAAAGCCTCCGCCGCGCACACCTTATCTATGCCGTTGCCTATCCCAACAATGCAAAGCCTCCGCCGCACGTGGCTTATCTTCGCCCAAGCATCGCCTGTCAAAGCCAAGCCGTTGCCGCGCTCTTCTGGGCTACACATTCCTCTGCCGATGCAGTGCCGATCTGTGCCGGTGCAATTCTCTGCTCCGCCAAAGCTATTCGCTTCCGTTCCCTTCTTCGCCAAAGCATCTCTTTGCAAATCAGGACCCTTCCATGCCATGGCCATGCCGGGCTGGGCTGTGCTGTGCCATCGCAACGCAAAGCCGGGCTTCGCTGTTCCATTGCCACGCCATGCCGCGCAACGCCACGACGGGCTGGGCTGTGCCATTGCGTCACTTTGCAATTCCTCTCCATTGCCATGCGGTGCAATGCTATGCCTTTGCCTTTCCTTGCCTCACCTTGCCCCAGCCGGTCATTGCCCAACTTTGCAACACCTTGCCCTTGCTCGGCAGCATCCTTCAGCTGTCAGTAATCATGTGAAACCGCATCTTCCCCGGTTCAAATCGGGAAGGCAGCCACCCTGTTGCCCCGTCTCTGTGTTTCGCCACATTGACGGCGATCAGGCGGTCTTTGTTCTGCTGGCATCGGCGCAGGGTGTTCTGGTATTCCTTGGCGTAAGGATCCGCAGCATCGGTAACCTCATGCAGAAAGATAATCTTGTCCGCATCCTCCTCGATGCTGCCGCTGCCTTTCAGCTCCTTGATCACCGGCATCCGGTCTGCTACGCCTTCCTGCCGTTTGATCTGGGCAAGAGCCACAATGGGGATTTTCAGCTCTTTGGCCAGCTGCTTAAGGCTCCGGCTCACATAGCTGATTCTGCTCCGGTCATCGCCAAAAGGCCGCTTCGTTTCCACGATCTGGATGTAATCCACGATGACCATGTCGATTTCCCCGGCATGCTCGAAGCAGCTGCGCCGCATCTGTTCATAAGTTCGGGTCTCGCTGTCCACCAGTATGGGCAGCCCGTGCATAGTGTTCACCGCATCCGCATACGCTGCCCACTGGAGATCGCTCAAGTCGCCGTTTTTCAGCCGCATGCCGTTGATGCCTGTAATCTCGCTGGCTACACGGGCAGCATACTGGTCATCTGACATTTCGAATGAGAAGATCGCTGCCCGCTTTCCGGCTCTGGCTGCCGACAGCGCAAGCGCAATGCCGAAGCTGCTTTTACCGACAGCAGGCCGCGCCGCCACGATGACCAGATCCTCGTTGTAAAATCCACCAAGCGTTTTGTCCAAACGCTCCATGCCGGTTTTGATGGGCAGCTGCTTACCCTCCCGCCGCTCGGCAGAATGCTCATACAGCGTGTCGCCCATCTCGCCAAGGGTTCTGAATCCTCCGCCGCTTTCGCCGATCATGGTCATCTGCTGCCTACATTCGTCCATGACGGCTTCCAGCTCTTCGCCCTCCTCCAGACGATCCGCGCAAGCTTTCATCAACTTATAAAACCTGCGCTTTTCGCCCAGCTTGTGCAGCTCCTTGGCATAGCGTTCTGCATGCCAGGGCGTACCCATGCTGCTCAATTTACGCGCATAGCTGAGCAGGGTTCCGGCATCGGCAGGCAGCTCCTGCATCAGCAGCAGCATGTCGATGGGCTTCTTAGCCTCATGCATCCGCCGCATGGCAGCGTAGATGCGCCGGTTGTCCGGGTCGGCAAAATCATGCTCGGTCATGTCAAGCAGCAGATGCGCATGCTCGCTGTTGCCGATGATCGCGCCAAGCAACCCGCACTCCATCTCGATAGCCTGTTCATTTGCCATCAGTACATCTCCTCCCCAACGGGGGGCGGGGCAACCTCGCCTCCGCCACTTCCAACCTCGTCCTCCCACCGTTCCTGATTGAGCCATGTGCTGGGGTGAGGGATAAACCGCCCGCCTTCCGTTTGCCATTTTGCCGACAGCTTCTGGGCAGCCAGCGCATCCAGCATCTTTTGCAGCAGCTCCTCACCGGGCCGCATCCGCTGCCAGATTTTCCGGGCGGCTCCCTTGCCCGTCTTGTTCGGATACGCCCTCCAGAATCGTTCAAATCGTTCCTCCAGCGGAGACAGTTTCTGCCCTTGGGGGATAGAGGGGGTTTTTTGTTTAGGTTTATTGTCTTTTAATGCGACACCATTTCGGTCTCCATCTTGGACACCTACTTGGTCTCTATCTTGGTCTCTTGCTTGGTCTCTAACTTGGACACTTTTTGATATATCAACAATGTGATATCTGGTTGCTTTTGTGCCTTGGGCCTTGAATTCGATGAGTCCTCGCTGTTTCAGCTCATTGCGGGCCTTCTTCACTCCTGTTGAGGAAAGCCCCGTATGCTGACAGAGCGTGCAACCGGCAACGGTAATCCAGTCGGCCCAGCCGCTTTTGTTGGCGATGCGTACCAGCGCATGCCACAGCGCGATCTGTCCGGCAGACATCGGATTGATCACAAGCCGGTTATAAAACGCCTCTGTCAATGCGTACAGCTCCATGTCCTCACCGCCTTACTGCGGCTCTTTGGGCGACAAAAACTCCACATCCTCCGCCAGCAGATCGAGGCTGGCACGGGGCGATCCATCCTGCCCCGTATACGCGCTGGCAGATATTCTGCCCACTACGCACACCTTGCGGCCCTTGGCCAGATACTGCTGGCAGCTCTCGCCCAGCCCTCCCCAGGCAGATACCCGGAAGTAGTCCGCGCCGACGCCCTTTCCGTGGCGGTTTACGGCCACCAGAAAGTTGCATACGTTGCTGCCGTCAGTGGTGCGACTTTCCGGGTCGCGGGTCAGGTTGCCAATGATCGTTGTTTTGTTCATGGGTCATCCTCCTTACAAATTTACTAACCAAACGAACACAGCTGCCATGCCGCGCAGAAGAAGCAGCAGCCCGGTCAGCATAATCGTCAGCCAGATGACGGCGCTCGGCCAATGGATCCGGCGAAAGAATCGGTTCACTCGCTTCCCTCCTCCATGTCGCCCAGCAGTTCTACAGTAATCGTTACTCTGGCCGCAAATGCTCCACGATGGTCACAGTCCGGTTTCAGCTGCTCAATCGCCTTTTCCAGTTCACTCACCAGATAGTGGTCGTTTACCCGGATCAGCTCCTCGCTATCGCCGCAAATCTCGCATACCCCGGCGCGGGAAACCTCCGCCACAATTCCGGGTTTGGTAGTCTTGGCGTGCAGTTTTTTCTCCAAGTCGGCCTTTTCAAGCATGGCTTTTTCTAACTCATGATTAAGCGATTCGATTTGCTTGTGAAGAGCATCCGCTTCGTATGCATCCTTTGTGGGGAGGATGACATACTTTTCACCAGGATCATCCAAAGGAGTACTCGCATCATACAGCACGATCACCCCATCGGTTCTTTTACAAGCGCGCAGGTTCTCCCCGTCAGGGAACCAGCAGCGCGGAATATCGATATTGTTCTTATCCAATGGTCATTCCTCCTTCGGCTTTTTCAGCCAATCCCACAGAATTTCGGCGCAGTTGCCGCACAGGTCGAATTCTTCTTCAATCGTGTCGTTTTCTCCAGACGGCGACAAAAGGCTGAAGTGTACCATGTGAAACGCAGAAAACAGTCGAAAGGTTCTTTTTGTCGGCTTTTCAATCACCTTGCCGCACCGGTCACAAATCAGTTGTTTCACTGCGTTTTCTCCTTCGGCTTCCACCGTTCGCAGCCATCACCCTTGCAAGGTTCAATTTCCTTTGTGCCAAGGCAACCGGCTCCCCAGAAACTGTTTGCCGTGTAACAGCGGCAATCTTCGGCTTTTTTGACCGGTTCCGTCACCGTCACGCCGTTTGCGATCAGGTGGTCGGCAATGGTTTCGGCGGCGGCGATCTTACGCTGATATCCATCGGTATGGATCTCAACGCCCTTGTTGATCAGCTCCACCAGCTTGTCACGGTCAGTCATTGCTCTGCCCCTCCTCCACCAAATCAAGCCCATCCACGGCATAGCCGCCAGACTTGCCAACCAGACCAACGACCAATGAGCCGCAGCACATCCACGGTTCGGTACGCACCGTCCAAACCTTGCCCTTGTTGGCTTCGCTCACATGATAGTTCTGGTTCATGACTACCTTATCACCGGGTTTCAGCATAGTTCTTTCCTCCATCCATCTTGGCTCCGCAGCGGGGACAGTAAGGCTCCTTTTTTACAACAATTTTCCCGCACTCGGTACGCTTATATTTGAGCCTCATTACATGGTGTGGGCCATCATGCTTCCACCGCCAACAAGATGCATCAATGGCTGTCCACTCCCCATGCCTTACGGGCTCATAGTCAAGGGTGGGCATGGCGTCTACTCTCTTCATGCACTTCGCATATGTGGCGTTTGTGGTATAGTCTAACGGATGTAAATTCAATTGTTCCGTTGCAATATGATATACCAATAATTTGCCATCAATCGGTCTTACCTCAGCCATCACCTGCACCACCCTTCCGGCTTCTCAATGCGCTCGAACTCGATCACCCAGACCCACGGGTTGGCATGGTATCCATACTCACGCAGATCGTCGCGCTTGATCGTCTTGTCCCAAAGCTCCACGAAGCGCATGAGTGGAGAGCCTGTGCCGGCAGGTGAATCAACGAAGCCCTCGGCAATAGCCGCTTCTTCATCCATGTCCTGTAACAGTTCAATGCGCACATCCTTGACGCGCAGAAAGATTCTCGCCGCTTCCTTGGGCATATGGATGGAGGGTGTCCAGCAGATGCTTAGTTCCATGCCATCGCGGTAGAACTTTTCGCCGTCCGCATAGTTGGCTCTGTACATAAATCGTCCCGCATCTCTGCACCACGTTTCACGCACATAGAGGATGTCGCCTGGACAGATAGGCCAGTTAGAATGGCCGCAATCATATTTGGAAATATAGTGAGCACTTATGCCATCCCATTCAGGCTGAGGCTTGACGATCCTCCGTGTATGCGTCTTGCGGCCTTCCAGAATGGCTTTGACCATCTCGGTGTTGAAAAGAATCGGCTTAGTCGGCTCCATCCGTCTCCGCCCTCCTCTGCTTCACCAGCTTTTCCCGCTCAGTCATAGCTGCTACCTTCTGGGGTTCGGGCATTTGATTGGGCTTTCTTTCCATTACGTTTCCTCCTCCGTGTTTCCGCATGCTGCTGCGCATCGTATCTCAGATGGCACTTGGCACACATAGCTTTCAGGTTTTTGTCCGCACAATTGGCGGGATCGTGGTCAAGGTGGGCTACAGTCAAGGTGCGCCGATGTGTATCGAACGGTTCACCGGGCTTCCGGCATTGCTTGCCACAGACTTCGCACTTCCATCCTGCTCTGTCCTTTATTGCACGAGCTATCGCATCCCAATCTTTTGGGTAAAGCTCACGTTGCATTGGCATCTTCCTGTACCTCCGTATTCTCCAGGAAAACGCCACGCCATTGCCACAAGCTGTTATTCAGGCACGCTTTGCACACGCACCCGGGGTGACAGTTCAAGCAATCGAAATCGTTCTGCTGACACATTTCGCTGGTTTCTTCGCTGCCCAAGTGGATACAGCCAGTGCAGACACTTCCCGATGCCGCTGCTTTCTTGAGGTCATCCACCGCCGCATCCCTTTCCCGCTTGACTGCTGCAAGCTCCGCTTCAAGTTGCCGAATGTAGGAGAGTGCGTCTCTTGCAATGTAAACAAAAGAGCTATGTTCGCAGTCATCGTCATATGGGCAATCTGCGCATCCATCTATTCAACAGCACATAAGCCCCTTCTTGATCACATCAGGCGTTTTCGCTTGCCGTTCCATCCGCCTCCGCCCTCCTCGTCACCATATACCGATAAGCCTCCCGGTTGTACGCCTTCACCGCGCCATCACGGGTAAGCTTGTCCGGGCCAACACTGCCACAGATGTTGCAGCGCACCCAATGGCGGCGAAAGAGCTTGCGAGTCAGCTTATCATGCACAAGCTCAAGATTGCTGCCATAACAATTCGGGCAGGGCAGCACGGAATAAGTCTTATGTTTCTTCATCCGGTTCACACCTTTCTTCCTGTTCTCTCCGCAACTGGTACACCCTGGCGATCTCATCATCGATCACCACTGAATCCAGCGCGTACTTTTCCATAAACGCCTCATTGCCGATGTGCTCCACCTCCGCATGGTGGCTGCGCACACCCCAGCACAGCGAGATCCCCCGCAGCCCAACATGCACGATGCTGCGCCGGTTGCGGCCCATGCCCACCTTGTCCACATGGTGGATTCCCGCAGGCCTCCGGCACACAGCGCAGATTCCCAGCACAGCGCATTTATAAACATAACGCTTGATGTCCTCCGCCATTCTCCAGACCGGCATTCTTGTCGGTATGTCGTACTCCAGCAAGAAATCGATCAGAAACGTGATGTACTCACTTGCAGTGCCCATGTCGCAGTCGCTCAGCGAGAAATCCTCCGCCTCCAGCCCCAACTCACGCTGCCGCTGGATGAACAGCTCCTTCAAGGCTTCATGCATCTGCTGCCGTTCCGGTTTGCTGTATCCGCAGAATTCTGCAATTTCGGCAATCAAAGCCCGCGCCTTGCGCTGCTGCTTGGTGGAGATCTGCCGCTCGTCCCTCCAGACGATGGTCACCTCATCGCTCAGGTGGTCGCTGCCGGGGGGCTTGTCGATGTAGATCAGGTAGCCGCCCTTGTACGGGCGCACCTTGCCAACCGTCTGGATCATTGCGTTGGGCCTCCGATTGTGATATAATGCTGTTGATCTAAAAGATCGGGGTTCATCCCCGCCCACGGTTGCAGCTGTGGGCCTTTTTTGTTGGTCAGATGCACGTTGTAAATCAACAGGTAATCCATGTGCACCCAACCAAGCGGCGTGCCTCGCATGTCGGCTCGATCTACATCCTCCGCTCGGATTACCCATGCCCACTCCCCGTATGTGGCAAGGATCGCCACATCATCCCGCGGAAACAACTGCTTCCCGATGATCTCGCCACCGGGGGTCCTGCGGATGTTAAGATGGCTGTCGGCGTTTACCATCACCTGCGCCAAAGGCAGGCTGTACAGCTCCTCCGCCTTGGCTGCCCGCATGCAGGTCAGGCAAACAGCCGTTACCAGCACAAACAGCAGAAAGAAGATGGAGATCCACGCAATAACTTCCTGCACATCGTGGTAGAGCTTTTTAAGCTTGTTCATGGTTGGCCTCCTTTGCACAGTTCCGGTAGATTGGCTCTTACAAGGGCTGTCGGGATCGGCGGGCACACAGCATTTCCGCACCTGGCAACCTGTTCGGATTTTGGGTATGGGTTTCCGTCAGCATCCACATCTATGATGTAATCATGCGGAAATCCCTGCGCATCAAACAGTTCTCTGGGAGTAAGCATCCTCAGCCCAATGTCTACGATCCGGTAGTCCTGCCCGCGCACGGTAACAAGCCCCATACGGTCTTTTGCCGTCACAGTCGGCGCAGGAGCTTCGCAGGATACAGCGTTATCGCCGTTTCCGTAATACTTGACCAGAAATGCCATTACTTCTCCGAAATGGTTGGTGTGCGCTGTCATGGTGTTCAACGGGTCTTCTAAGCTCTGGCCGTCACAATGGTTGTTGAATTGGGTCACATACGCAGCGCACACGGCATTGTGGTCTACTGCCGTTACGGTTGGCAGCGGGTCTTGCACATCGCTCGCCGGGTTTGTACATCCTCCGCCGTAATACTTGCTGATGAATGCAGAGCAAAGACCAAACTTGTTTCCCTGCGATGTTATGGTGCCGAGAGGCTTGTCCAGGGACAGCACTCTTGGCTTTTGCCCGCCGCATTCGCCGTATCCCATCTGGATAAGCACGGGAGATACAACGCCTGTGCCATGTTTGGCGGTAATCGTATCCAGAGGTTCATCAATGCTCTGCCCACGGAATCCTGTGCCACCATGGTTTACCTGCACGATAAACGGAGCCGGATTGTTCAGCACAAACTTAAAAAGTCCTCTGGCGATCCTCTGAAGCGTTTTTTCCGACAAGGGCCTGATCGCACGGATCCCGTATTCTTCCATGATCTCTTCCGAACTTGCGAAAATAGATGGGCAGGGGAGAGAAAAGTCCAGCACGCTGGCAACCGGATTCCACGGTTCTTTTATGCCGGCTGAAACCTCAAGCCCTTGGGGGTCTGCATGTGTCGGGTCCGGCCACACGATGGGCTTGCCATCGCAACGGGCTATCAGAAAGAGCCGTCTGCGTACTGTAGGCGCGCCGTAGTCGCAGGCTTTCAGCAGTCTGTGTTCTACGGTGTATCCAAGCTTCTCCAGCTGGCGTACAAACCTGTGGAAAGTTTCCCCCTTGTGGTTCGGGTCTGGGCGGTTTTGATCATCCAGCCTGCCCCAGTCGCGGAATTCTTCCACATTCTCAAGCATGATAACGCGAGGCCGCACAGCTTTTGCCCATTTCACCGCTACCCACGCAAGGCCCCGTATCTTCTTGCTTACCGGCTTGCCGCCTTTGGCTTTGCTGTGGTGCTTGCAATCCGGCGAGAACCACGCAAGCGCAACCGGGCGGCCTGCGCACGCTTGTACCGGATCCACCGTCCACACATCCTCAATGTAGTGTTCGGTGGTGGGATGGTTCGCTCTGTGCATGGCTATCGCTGCAGGATCATGGTTGATGGCGATGTCTACGCTTCGCCCGATGGCAACCTCTATGCCGGTTGATGCGCCGCCGCCACCCGCAAAGTTGTCTACTACAATCTCACGCACTTCCATACCCGATAAACCGCAGCACCGCCGCCTTGCTGATGCGAAGGTTGCGCCCGGCGAAGTAATGGTCAAGGCTGCCAAGCTGCCCCTGCTCCGCCGCCACGTTAAGGCTGTAGGCATCGCAGCCCAGCAGCGGTGCGGCCTCTGCGGGGGAAAGATCGAAGCGGGGCAGCGCAGCAATCTCCGCTGCCCGCTGGCTCAGTTCCTCCGCCGACAGGCGTTTCTTTGCGCTCAACGGTGGTCACTCCTTTCTGATGGGATTGGGCGGGCATCAGCCCGCCTTTGCGCTGGGGTTGGCCAGCAGGCCCTGTGCGTAGGCCAGCAGCTGCTGACGGATGTTGTCCGGCAATGCAGCAAAGGCTTCGATCTCGCTGCGCTGCTGGTCGGTAATGGTACGATTCGTATCCATGCGCTTTTTCCTCCTTTCTTTGTGTTGCTGAACACATTATAACCTGCGTAATGTTGTATGTCAACACCTAATTTTAAATTTTGTTGTTGCACAACACAAACCATTGTGATATACTGTTCACCGAAAGGAGGCGATTCATTGTCTATTGCTGATCGAATCAAATTCGTCCGCACATCTCGCTCCCCGAAATTGACCCAGACTGAATTTGGGGAAATGCTCGGTGTAAGCAAAGATGTAGTCGCAAATTTGGAAGGTGGCAGGGTTAATCCTTCCGAATCCATGAAACTGCTCATCGAAAAAACCTTTTCAGTCAATCCCATCTGGCTGGAAAGCGGAGAGGGAGAAGCATTCGCACCCAGAGTTGTCGATCTGGAGCAGGAGATCAGCGACATTTTGCGCGGCGAAGACCCGTTTGCGGCCTCGGTTCTTTCTTCGCTGGCTGCTATGCCGCCTGAATGGTGGCAGGCATGGCGGGAAAAGCTCATGGAGTACACCGACAAATTCTGTAAATGAGAACAAGCCCGGAGGAATCGTCCTTCGGGCTTGCTCTTTGCAATTCTTGGTAGTTGTGGTATACTGTCTCCATTAAATAGGAGATGGGGGATCTGCATGCAGCAGGATCGTAATCCGGTCAATCGGCTGCTGGCAGTGCTGCTGGCATGCTCAATGGCTGCTGTCGGCTGGCTGGGAAAGTCTGTTTCCGATCTCAAGGCCGAAAACGAAATGCTTGTGCAGCAGCTGCATACCGTGCAGAGGCTTCCCGTCTCAACGCCAACCCCAAAGCCGGTAACCAAAACCATCACCAGAAGCGCACCTTTGCCAACGGCAATAATGGTCTACATTCCCCGCACCGGCTCACGCTATCACGATTCCAAAGATTGCGCAGGGGATGCGCCCAGACAGGTCACGTTACAGGATGCAAAGAACAGGGGCTATACGCAATGCCAGCGGTGCTTGCCGCCAAAATAACCCCCGCTGCATGGGCGGGGGTTTGTGTTATCTCCAGATTTTTTGAACATACCACAGCACGCGCTCCAGCTGTTCCGGGGTCATGGAATCCAAGATCCGCAGAATATTCGCCTTTACCGCCTTTTTGTTGCTTTCCATATCCGTTACCTCCAAAAAATACAAAATTTATACAGCAAACATATTGCAATCAACTTAAAACCTGTTTAACCTACTCTTGTTATTCGCCTGTTCGGCATCCATCGCTTCCGCTTCTGCGGGACCCGTGGTTCTCTGGTGCGCACATCGCCACCTCCTGTCGATAGCTGAATGATACTCACCCGTCTGCGTTTTGTCTACATCCAAAACCGGGATGTGCGCCGCAGACCCGCCAGTACCATCCCGCCAGCGGGGTAAAGGAGAATTGCAAATGTGGGATATTGCACGCCGAAAGATCGTCAAAGCCATGCAGGAACAGCATATTTCGTATGAAACCATCGGTGCAAAAGTGGGATACAGCGATACCACAATTCAAAGGTGGTTTGCCGAACCCAAGCCGGGGAGAGAGGATTGCGGAAAGAAATCTGCACCGCCATACGATGTCATTTTGGATATAGCCGCCATTCTCAAATTGGATGTGCAAAGCCTTAACGCAGACATTGGCGAACAGGAAATGCGTGCTGCACAAAAGGTCGGTTATGCGGGAACAGATGAGCTGCTGCTCAGATTTGAAGCATGGAAAGCAGACCACACCCACCATTGCGAAATGGTCATTGCCCATCAAAAAGAAATACACCTGCGGGAAATCGCCATCAAAGATGTGGAGATTTCCAAACAAGGCGAGGCCATTGAGCAGTTGAATAAAAACATCAAATGGCTCAAAGAGCAGACCAGCCGCTTGCGCACCGCACTCATTTGCTTTGTCGTTTTAAGCTTTACCTTGATTGCTTTTATCTTGGTACTGCTCATGGTCAACCTACCGCAGTTTGGCGCAGGAGGATCCATCTTGCACTAATAAAGGAGGAGTCATCATGGAAGGAATTGCTATTATCGGGTTTTATCTTTGCATTGTTCTTTACATTGTGTTCACGGTCACCCGTCTCACCACCGAACGCCCGGAAGATGCCGAGGGCAGCGGCTTTGTCGAAGTAGCACTCGGTCTGCATGCCGGTCTCGTTGTGCTTGGCGTAATCGTCCCGCTCATCGTCTACGCCTGTCAGGGTGGCTTTGCGGGCATGTCCATCGGGCAGATCCTTCTCGCCCTGCCGGAAATGGCTTTCGATGAGGCATATGGCATTCCTTCCCGCATTGTTACCTTTACATTTGGTATAGCTGTGCTGTATGGTCTGTTCAAATTTGTTTTGTGGGTGCATTATCGCAAAACAGGTCGAAAGGATTGATCATAATGATTTGCATCAGATGCCACAGGGAGTCTCCTATTGAGGCTCCCTTTTGCCCGTGGTGCGGGGCTGCGCAGCAGCAGAAGCAGGCTGCTAAGCAGCGGGGAAACGGTCAGGGTACAGCCTATAAGCGAGGCAAGACATGGACGGCACGCATCTGCATCGGCTGGCGCACAGATCAAGCCACAGGCAAACTGAAACCCGTCCACAGATGCAGCGGTGGACACAAAACCAAAAAAGCAGCCCTGGAAGCCATCACAAATCTGAAAGCGGGCATCTCCGATCATACTGTACCCAATCTCCAGCACTATTGGCAGCTGTATGAGGCATCCGATCTTCCCACGCTTGGCAAGAGCAAGCAACAGGCGTACACCATCGCATGGCGTAAACTCAGCCCCCTGCACTACAAAAAGATGGATGTAATCACAGTCTCGGATCTGCGCACCGTTGCAGAGGCAGCAGCCGACACCTACTACACAAGGAGAGATATCAAAACCTTGCTGTCGCACCTGTTTCGCCTTGCCGCCGCAGATGGTTTCGCCCAAAAGGATCTCCCGGAATTTATCCAGCTCCCGTCGTTGGAAGAAAAAGAACGGGATCCTTTCAGCGAGACAGAGCAGGCTGCCATGTGGCGGGCTTACGAGTCCGGCATTAAAGACATCAGAATGCCGCTGCTAATGATCTACACCGGCATGATGCCCGGTGAGCTGCTCGCCCTCCGCACCGAAATGGTGGATCTGGAACAGAAGATCATCACCGGCGCGGGCATGAAAACCAAAGTGCGCAAACAGTCCGCCATCTATGTGCCGGATTGCCTGCTGCCCATTCTGGAAGAACTGTGCGCCGAAAGCAAGCGCGGTAAACTCTTTGAGATCAACAAAGATAACCTCTACAAGCGTTACTATGCAGCCTTGGAGGCTGCCGGCGTTCGTAAACTGTCGCCTTACTCCTGTCGCCACACGACAGCCACAGCTCTTGCCATCACGGAAAACATCGCGCCTCAGACCATCAAAAAGATCATGCGCTGGTCAACCACTCGCATGCTCGATCGCTACGCCCATGCCTCCAGCAAAGATGCATCAGATGCCATCAATACGCTCAAATAACCGACATCCTATCGTTAACAGATCGTTAACGTATACGCTTAAAACCTTTATAACACAACGTTTTTGCTGCCCCTGCTAAGGGAGTAGTGTGCGAAAGTGCAGCGAGGGTTCAAATCCCTCCTTCTCCGCCAAAAACCCACCGCATAAGGCTTTGCGGTGGGTTTGTTCTTTTTCTGTTTTACGGCTCACTTGGTTGTTTTTGATGGTTACCGGTTGCTATCGTTAACGCTACCGTTAACGCACACAACCCCCTCCGCCAACCGGCAGAGGGGGTCGCTTATCATCAGCCCTTGTACATCTCCAGCTTGCGCTGTACGCACTCGCGCTGCATGGCAGCCATCTCGCATTCAAATGCCCAAACATCGTGCATCTTGGCATGGTCTTCATGCTCCAGTCGCCGATGCTCGTCCACCATGCGGTGGCCGCCTTCGCGGATCATGTCCGCAATTACCAGATGCTCCAGCGCACCCTTGTAGTAGTGGTGCGCCAGATCCGGCATCTCCGCCTTGTGCTTGGCAGCTTCATAGGCATAGCTCTCGGCCATGTCCATCTCCTTGCGCAAAAACTTGGCGATCTCCATCAACTCATGCATCATATCACCCCTTTACGATCGTGTACAGCTTGTCCACATCTGAGCTGTCGAAAGAAAGGGAGAGCTGCCCGATAATCGGCACCTTGATGCCCGCACCGGGCATGGCCTGTGTGGCGGCATCGCGTATGGCATCCAGATCGATCATGCCGCTCTCGTCAACGATTCCCAGCATGGCTACGGCAGGGTTTGCCAGCAGCTGGCGCAGGATCGTCTCAATGCGATTCATCGCCAGCGTAGCTGCAAAGCCTACACCAAACCCTTGGATGCCTTGGCTGGGCAGACTGGGCAGGATCTCTGCCTGCACATACTGCCGCACGCCTTCATTCAGGCGGTCAAAAGATACTTTCATCGATCAGCCCTCCCTTCTTCATCAGGCCCCGGTGGCGGGGGTGGTAGCAGCAGGAGTAACAGACACGGTCACATCACCCCAGCCGGGGCAGATGCTGCTGTTGGGTACGACCCGCTTGGTCAGCGCAAGCAGCTCGCCCACCTGACCCATGATGCAGCCGATGGTGGCGGTGTTAGTGCCGTTATAGACTGCCTGCTGGGTGTTGATGGCGGTCTGCTCTTCCTTGTTGGCATCGATCTTGCGGTTCAGCCGTTCGTACACATCAGCAATCTTGCTGTCAGTGTAGATCGTGCTCTCCAGCAGCCCGATGCGGGCATCCTTGGCCGCCAGCTGCTGCTGGAGACCCTGTTCGTAGCGGTTGATGGGCATGTTTTCAGAACAACCGCAACCGTTGTTGCAGCTGTTGCCAAAGATGCCGCCCAGAAGGCCGTTCATATTGCCGGAAAGAGCCTGTGCGCCCAACGCACCGATGCTAAGTCCCAGCGCAGTACCGGCAGTAGCCTTGCTGGCAAAACCATTTTCAACGTTCATCGAATCATCCTCCGTTCGTTTTTGTTTTTGCGGTTTGGCCATCCCACGCCAATATTTTCCCGCAAACAGCCCAAACAGACGAGACAACGCCGTCCCAAATCCATCCAGTATCGTCACAAATGCATATCAAAAACCCCCTGCGCTACTACTCGCAGGGGGTCGGTTTGCACTTCACTACTGATACAGATACACTACACAAATTTATTTTTGTGCCTGTGGATTACGTTATAGACTGTGCCTCGGCTGCAACCGGCCTCCTCCGCCGCTTGCTCGTAGGTGAGACCATCTGTCATCACTCGGCGAAGGATCTGCCGGTCACGCTGATTGCACACTCTGGTATCGATGATGTGGATCATTTCGGGTATGTCCGATTTGCATCACCCCTTACATGATCTCGGTGGGTACATCGGGCGGCTTCTCGGCCTTCTGGGCAGCCACCTTGCGGCTCACCCATTCGACCAGCAGGGTCTTCACGGCAGACAGACCGGCGCAGGCCGCACTCAGCAGCACAGACACCCAGCCCGCAGCGGGAACTTCCATCGTGATCGTGCTGGGCAGGGCCACCAGAAACGCTTCCAGGAAAGTCCACAGCGCACGTTCGATCAGGTTCTTCCAGTCCATTGATTTCACTCCTTTCTGTCAATCGGTTCTTCCGGCAGGGAGAGGATATTTTCCTCGTAATGCTCGGTCAGATGGTTCCTCCCCTTGGCCTTGTAGCTCTGGTAGATGAT